GCCCTTCGTGCAACTTAGTAGAACCTTCCCAAATGAGGGTTAGAAAAACTTCGTATTTTCTTGGTCAGTTTGTAAAGCTACAAACTACAAGTCCAGTGACTGGACCTGCTGACCCCTACTACGTAACTTCCCCCTTGACGGGCAGAGCGAGAGAAAGTGTCAAAGACACCCCCCGCTTCATCCGAAGAGGTAGATGGTTTTTTAAGCCACGTGGAATAACGCATTGCATCATCGCGTCTAAGCTTCTTTGGGTAAATGTACCTTAGAAAGTTAAACCGATGTGTGCCGTGCTTTCCTATGTATACAGGCGACGCCCGTACACCGTAGGTCTTGAACAAACGACGTATGTCGCCATTGTCAAGAATTCCACTATCTTCTGGGAAGTCGGACGGAACTACTTTGGCAAGTAGTCCGTGCTTTTCCAAAAGGCCAAACAGATAGGATAGTGTGGATCGCCCATACAAATAGTCTCTTTCCCCAAAGTACGAAATGTACTTCGGTAAGATCTTATTTATACAGGTGTAAACCCACGGTTCCATGCTGCTAAGCCTAGTAGAAACAGCTCCTTTCAAATAAAAGGGCCGAACGTCGTATCCGTGGAGATAGTCACCTCCACAGGATTCTCTAAACCACTCATCTTCCAGTTTATAAAAGGATTTCTCCTTGTTGACTAGGAAGCCCACACTTTCGCAAACCTCAATAAATCGAGGAGCGCTAGATGTAGGGAGTATGCAATCGTCGCCGAAAACGGAAACTTTCTTCAAATCCGCCCATTCCGGGTGGAGAGAATTGGTTCCACCTTCTTCGAGGAGAACTGCATGCGCGAGTGAGAAAAAGACGATAGTCTCAAGCGGAAAAGTTACCGCATTACCCATAGTACTGATTATGTCCAATTCCACCACGTCTCCATTTATGGAGATAGTTGGTGAACGACACATATCAATAGCTCCGAACCATTCGGGTGGCAAAAGCCACTTCATGAAGTCGTAGCTCACACAATCTGAAGCAGAGGAGAAGTCGATCGTCGCATTAAGCGACGAAACGCTCGATTCTCTTGCTAATTTCTTGTGTGTCTCTGGTAGACTCTCGACATCCAAACCGACAACTTTCATACGATCGTACATAAGAGCCATCAAACCTTGCTGAAAAAACATATTCAGGGTCGGTTCAATAGCAATCATGCGATCGATAGAGTCATCTTTTGGAACAGTAGTAGCACTAGATCCTTCGACGATATTGTATTTTTCCTTTTTCTGGCGAACCGGATGATCATTATAATGATCAATGGCAAGCTTCAATCTGGGATCAAAACTTAAATACATATCGAAGAATGGAACAACCCGTTCAGTACAGGAGAGGGGATAAGTAAACTTCCTTTCCAAGGAAGTATCCCTAAACGGTACACCGACTGAAGAACCTTTTGAGTTCCTACAGGCGGTAAACCATTCCTCTGTACTGAAAGGAGTTAATAGCTGTCTAACAACAGCCCGAGCTCTGAGCAGGACGCTTCGAGAACGGCACATAGTTGATAAGACACGGTCATTGCAGCTTGGTAGTTCAAGTCTAGAAGTAGACTTAAAGCTGCGCATATGATCGTGAACACTCCGAAATTTCGAAAATGTTTTTTCTTGTCTTTCATGATTAACTCCTAACCCTGGATCAGCATACTTCTTCAAGCATGCTTCCCCCTGGGCCTTTTGGTAGTGTCGTAAGACACTGGTTTGGGTTGAACAATAATCACCATTGTACTCTGTATGGCGGTGATTATTGAGGTCTAGTAGAATAGATTTCTCCAGCGTAGTTGACGCGGGTAAGAAATCAAAGAGCAAAGGCTTTGAGCCTTTCTTTCTAGTCTTCATAGGAATTCTCCTGTTGTGAAGTTCTTTCCAACAAACATTAATGTAGTATATAACCTGACGCAAGCAAAAAAGGCTTACGTCAGGCAAGTGCTACACTACAGACTGGTTATTCCAGAATTCGGTAAAGTCCGAATCTGAGAGAACCTGAAGGGCAATCTGGCGCAATGCCAGCTTTTCCAACTCTGTAGTTTCAACATCTGTTGAAACCTCAATACGAATTGTATTGACTGTGATAGTACCATTGTCAAGTGGCAATGGCACTTTCAAAGTAACAGCCGAACGCGATTGCGTGTAGCCGTTAGGTTTATCCGGGTTGGTCGAAGCTTGAACGGTTTTACAAATTATCTCACGTCGTGTTCGGATATCCGAATCATCTGTGGCGTAAAGTGTATTGCCGTTTTCGCGGGGACCTAAGGTAGCAAAATTTAAAGCGCTACCGCCGGTAAAAGATTCAGTGGCACCCAAAAGGATGCTTGCGTTGTTTAAAGACATAATTGTCTCCATTGTTATACTGCGTTTAACGTCCCTTTTTCACGTTCACGTGAGCGAGGGCCGTTATATCAGCGATTTTTGTGAAGCTGTCTACTAACTTAACCCAAGTGGGCGTCGGTATAGCATCAGCGATGGAGGGCGTCCACGGCACGCGAACATATTCAAAGGACTCGATCGGAAGATCGGTTCCAGAGAAATTCCACTGTTGAGGATTATTTGAATCCGAACCAACAGCAGAGCCGTTCACGTTGTATACCGTACGAGTCTCACGACTGGTACGGCACCATGCCGCGTGGATATGCACATCTGGGTCCCACAGGTTCGTGATTGCACGAAGAGCCTGGGATATATTAAAAACGCGGTCTACCATAAACGAGTAGGGCACAATTGCCCAAACAGTTACAGGTATGTCTTTGTTTCTAAGCCCATATTTGAACCGAAAGCCACTAAGAGGATTGGATACAGAGTATAAAACCCCTGCACCCACCTTAATAGAACTTTCGTGTGTACGGTTGGCTCGAAGATTTCGAGACCCCCCGTACGGCACGGTCTGACTCGAAGAGTCAGACCATTGCTCAAACCCACGTGATGTTAACCTCTCAGGACGAGATTTAAGTTTTTCATTTGCTGCCTCCATAAGATCCGCAATGGATCGAACGAGGGGAGAAATGGCAAACCTGTATTCCAGCCAAAGCTGAGAGGTTTCACGCGCGACAGTTGATGCTTTCTTCCCCCGGGACAATCGTTTAAAACGACGAATACGTTTATCAAAAGACGTATTAAGCTCTTTCAAGAGCTTTCCCCGTGAGATAAGGTGTCTTACAGTGGTGCGTATCTCTGCAAGATCCTCAGCGAACGAGTAAGGGGTACTATCTATATTAGATAGCGCCTTAAGCTTCGCCATGGCACCGAGGTCCAGACCGTTTGACGGATCTGGGGCAAAACTAGGACCAGGTAACCACTTACCGACGGCATTATCGTACATAGGACCGGTAGCGTTAATAACGCCAACCTCTCCATTATCGTACTTAACGTCGTAAGCATAGTTACCACCTGGAACAGGATTGTCACTAGCTGTAATCGTAGCGGCATTATTAATAATATCACCACGACGAATACGCGAATGAAAGTTGGGCGTCAACACATCGGAAATAGCCTTTCGGCTCCTCGAGTATGTGAACGTCCCTTCTGTCCCGGAGAATGCATTGCCATCTCTGCCCACGGCATCGAATGAAACAGTGCTTGACTCCGGAGTATCGTTATCTTGACGATATCTATTCATAGTGAACCTCTAGTTAAAACTGCCGGCACATCGGGATGATGTGTGACATGGCGGTCAAAAAGACCGATCAATGGTTTTAAGCCAACG